GACGATATCAATCATGCGGTCGGCAACGTCCGTCAATAGCGGCGCGACTGCCTCCCCCAGCGTCGCGCCAAGCTGTTTGAGCACGGTCCAAAGTGTACTGAGCGCATCGGCCAGCTTGACGCCGATGGCGACGCTGGCCTCCGAGGATGTCAGTCCAAGCCTCCTCGCCTCCTCCTGCATCGCCTCAATTCCCGCAGCGCCCCGGCTCATCATGGGCAACAGGTCCATGCCGGACTTACCAAAAATCGCCATCGCCATTGCCGCGCGAACGGCGGGGCTTTGAATGGCGACGAGTTTATCGGCAATCAGCTTAAACTGCTGGTCCGGCGACAGTCCCCGTAGATCATCGACGGTCAAACCCAACTGCGCAAGCGCCGCCGTCGCCGTCTTCGACCCTGTCGCCGCCTGATAGATCGTCCGCTGCATTTTCTTAATGCCGCCTTCGAGCGTCTGCATGTTCGTACCGGAGATTGATGCGGCATAACCCAATTCCGAAAGTGCCTCCACCGAGATGCCCGTTCGCTGGCTGAGCGTCTGAAGCTCCTTGCTCCCCGACGCGAACACCTTTGCAAACCCCACCAACGGCGCAGCGATGGCGGTGCCGATCATGGCCATCTTCTTGCCAAGGTCCGCGACGGAATTACCGAACGCCTTGAGCTTCGCACCTGCCCTCTGCAGCCCCTTCACGAGAGCCTTGTCATTGACAAGCAACTCGACGAACGCGCTACCAGCTTTGATGCCTTGTGCAGACGCCACCGTTTACTCCTTCACCAATTTTGCCATACGGTCCACGATGGCGGTGATGACCGCCTTGCTATGGCACAGCGAATTGTGGCCGGTTCCAGCAACCACGATAGGATCGGGACCGCCGCTGATGGCGGTGGGAAAGACAGGGAACGAGTTGGCTGCCCGAAAAATATCGCAAATCACCGGAGCAGCCTTTCCCTGTGGATAAGCCAGCGACCGCGACCAGCACGGCTCATATGCCACTGGGTCAATCAACACAAGGTAGTCCACGCGGATGTTGAAGTTGGCGAGATGGGTGCATGATTCGAGCACTCGTTGACCACCGAACGAGTGCCCGATCAGCACCACTTCTCTCACCGGAAAAAGGCGAGTTGCCAGATCGACATCAGCGCGGAATTGATCGAGGCGCAGCGAGGGTGTCCAGACGCGAACACCGTTGATCTGCATAAGTGCGTTGGCGATGCTGCCGGTTTGGGGGCTTCCCAGCCCCCCCAGCACCGCTGCAAAGGCCTTGATGTTTGCGATATTGGTCATTCAGTCTCTTTCGCCGCATTCTCGGTTTTCTGAATGTCCGCTCGCATGAACATACCCATACACGCGCCGAAAACTGTTTGCATCGTGACACCCAATTCACAATCACCAGCAGCGTACAAAGTGATGGCCGTGATGATGGCACCGACGCCGGTAAAGTAGGTCTTCTTCCCCTTCAACCATTCACGAAAACGATTCATATCCAATCCTTTCTCAAGTACCCAAGCTATAGTTTTGAACGCAGCCTTTTTTCCCGGTGCGTTGCTAAAGCATCACCGTTGAAGTTGCAATCATCACCAGCCCTTTGAGGAAAGTGGTGATCGCTTCGCTTTGCCAATCAACGTTCTGTGCGTTCTGGACATTCGCGGTTTGCATCTTTGCATTGATCGACGCCCATTCGTCGGCAAGCTCCTGATTCGGCAACTTCGCGACGATTTCCGAGTATGCCTTGAAGCGGTTTCCCTTCGTTGCCAGCTCAAGCCACGCCCATACTTCCGTCGCTGTCATCGCGGCGAAAACAGGGCCGTACTGAGTGATGATGGGGGTGAGCAAAGATGCCTGCGTTTTGCCGTACTTTGCAACTACTCGTCCGATGAGGATTTGCAAAGTTTCCTTGCCAGCTTCCGCAATGATCGTTCCAACAGTTTCAGACATTGTTATCTCCATGTATTTGATGATGAACACGTTTACTTACCAGCGGGATTTGTCACAGGCGTCGAATTGGGGGACGCCTTGCCATCGCGGGCGTCACGGAAAAGCTGGAGGAAATCAGCGACGCCGCCGATGACCTGCTCGGTTTGCTTGCGAGTGAGTCCGCCCTGGTCTTCCGGAATCTGAATGCGACGATAACTTTCAGCGGCGGCGGCAGCGGCAGTATCCAAGCGTTCCGAGTACGTGGCCGACAGTTGCACACCGTTACATGCAACCATGCCCGCCGCAAAGATTACAGCGAGAATAAACTTCATTTTTGTTTTCATAGAAAAATTCCTCTTCAAAATGAAAGAACCGAAAAACCAGAACTTGAAACTATGCATTCGGGACAAAAAACTTGAGCATCGTGATGTCGCCCTTGAGCGGGGCAGGGGGTGGCGATTCAGTGCGTTTGCGCCGTGCGGGAAGTGCCGGGTGGAAGTCAGCGGGTTTGAACGCCCGGCCTTTCTTGGGATCGCGGTTTACATTTGCCAGCATCGTGAGCAGCGCCGCGGTGTGGTTCCAGTTGTCCTCTTGCCTCGCCTGTGTCATGTCGATGAGTTCGCGGAGCGTGAAGCTACCGGGGTCGATGCCAAGGATTCCGGCGCATTGCCAGATAAGCTCCCAAGCAGTATCGGCTCCCCGCCCCCCCCGTTTTCGAGTTCCGCCAATGCCGCCTGCATCTGCCGTTCGAGAGCCGAACTCTCCAGCCTGGTCTCCACCGCATGCAATGCCGGCTTCTCGAACTTCCTCAGCTTCGTTATCACTTTGGTCAGCACCTGTCGCCGACCCTGTTGGAAAAAACCGACGAGGCCCTCCAGGAGAGCCGTTGTCGCGGAGTCGATGGAATCGCCAGCCATCGCACGACCGAAGTCAACGTCCGCGATGTTCTTGGCGTCCGCTTCCGGTTTGCAAACGATATAAATCACATCGCATAGCAGCACCGGATCGCCAATCAGCCGATTGAGTAATTTGCCCTCGATGACTTCCAGCAGATTCACCTGCGCCAGATCACGTACACGCTTGACCGTGTCCACGTTGATGGAAACCGTCCAGGTTCGCCCAGCGTTATCAATAAAAGTTTTCATGCCAGTCTCCAAAAAGACAGGGGATCGCTATACAAACAGTGTGTGGAGGGATCGGGGATCGGGGGGGGGAGGATTATGCTGTGCCGACCGTTTTCCAGATGGGCGGGTTGGTCGAGTACGTGGGTTTGGCCGTGACCTTCACACCCAACGCATCTTCGAGTGGCTCATCGCGTGAAAAATCCGTCACCATGCAGTCCGCCCATAGCCCCTGACTACCGTTGGAATCCGCCCCGGTGATTGGGCCGTCCATCGCGGCGAGACCAATGATCGAGTTATCGAAGTATGCGTTTTTAATCGCCGTGAAACCGGCATCTTTTGTATCCCAAATCATCTCGAACTCGATGGTGCCTTCCTTCAAGGTTCCCGCCGTTGCCCGCCATCCTTTGTTTGCACGAGTGGTTACATCCGCCTCACCTTTGGTCAGCGAAAGCGTAACGTTCTTGACGTTTGTCAACTCGAGCCAGGTGGGGCTGCCACCGATACCGGCAACGCAGTAATACAGCTTTGCATCTAGTCCAAACTTAATCGACATTTCTAAGAACCTCCCGTTTTACGTGTGTTGAATGGCAGCCTGAATCACTCGCCTCGTATGGAATTTTTCCAAAACGCCGGGAGTCGGGGTTTAACGTTTTCCAGTGCCGGTCCCATGAATGCGCGTTTCTGGTAATGCTGCTTTTTGTAGCGCCCGCCGAACTCGTGCGCTTGCCCGCTGGTGCCGACTCTAGCCACATCCGGCCCAATGACCGCCGACACCCCATCCGACGGTGATTTACTCACCGCATATTTGAGGGCTTTCCGCAATCGCCCTTTGCGGCTATTCGGCGGCGTCCCCACCCGTGACTTCTTCGCTGACTTCCTGATCGAATACCACGCCCGCAACCGGATCGCCGCCGCCGCATGGTCAACACTTGTGATGTTGCCACGCTTGGCGGCATTGGCGATCTTCTTGGTGTTAAATTTGATCTTTGCCTTGGCAGCGATCACACCTTCTCCGTTTGTAACTTTAACGGCTTACTTCGCGGCAGCTTCCTTGGCGATCTCCACTGCGAGCAACTGGAACTTGAGATCGAGATCACCAGCCAGCTTGCCCCACTGCTCGTTAAACTGTGAATCCGACCCGATGGGCGGAATCGTCTTGCGGAAATCACGCAACAGATTCAACACCATCTGCTTAGTGGTTGTCGTGCCGCTCCAATCCGTGACGGAGGTTAGAACATCCGCGACAGACCGTGCTTGATTCGGGGTGAGCGGGCGCGAGGTTTTGAGGAATGTTGCACTGAATTCAAACAACTTATCCTTGCGTCCCAATTCCGCTGCCGCCCGAATGGTCTGGACCGAGATGCCAAAATCTTCGGCACCATCGACCAGTTTTTCGCGGTTGTTCGTCGCGGCGTAAATACGTTTCAGCAAAGTATTTTGCGTCTCCTTGTCTTTCATGGATTTGGCCAAAGTCTCAGCTTCTTTGTAATCTCGGAATCTGTAAATCAGCAGCAGCCCTTTTTCGAAGCCAAAGCGTGCCGATTTTGTGACACCGACCTTGGCCGCATCCGCGTCAAGCAGGTCCATGTATTCGTTCGACGTGGAAATTCTGCCGAATTCGTACATCAGCTTTGCTTTTCGCAATGCCCAGTCGATACGGATACCAGCATCATCAAAACAGGTGGGCATATTGGCGTCCAGCCAAGCCAACTGCTCGTCAACGGATTTGTCTGCGGGGAAGCCATTCCATGACCACTTCTTCGGAGCCTCCTCTTTTGCAGGTACCGTCGTTTGCGCAACCGCAACAGCACCGAATGCAAACATCACAAGCACCGCACCAAAAACAGCATTTTTCATCTTTCATCCTTTACTTGAGAGTCATGTTTACTCCACCTCGTCCTACGCAGGTCCGAAGTGCCACGACCGTCGGTCGTATTTGAAAAGTCACTGAAGTCCCCCGCGTCCGTGATGGTGAGCATAGCGCCGGCGGCGATGTACCTTGCCTCGATAGCCTGGCAGATCGCACGGTTGGCTTCGTTGGTTCTGTTGTTCGGTCGCAGCGTCAGGTAGTAGTAGCGTTCGCCGACGACCTGAATTGCGATCTTCTTCTCTGTCTTATTCAAGAATCGCATGGCGGCATCGGTGCTAACGGTGTTCACGCCGAAGTTAAAAGCGACGATGCCGGAGACGCCGTCGGGGACAATCTTCCAGACAGCCGCCTTGGATGCCTCGGAATGGAAAAACTGTAGGTTGCCCAGCACAGGGATGGTCGGATTTTGCTTGCGCACTGCGTCCAGCGTGTAGCCAACGAACTGTGTGTCAGGTTTATAGTTGTGCGCCCGCTTGTTGCCGTAAAGCACGGTTCCCGGATTCGTTTGCCGCCAGCCGAGGAGAAAACCGTCGCACTGCTTCGCCAGATGCTGCAAACCGTCGTGGTAGTCCGCCGGGTCCATGACATACATATCCGTTTCGTCTACGGACCCGGCAAAGGCGAACCACACTTTGAAGCCTTTTGATTTTGCATAGGCGATGGCTTTGTCAAAATTCTTCGGATTGTCCTGCATGTACCAGGCGAGCAGCAATGCGTTGTATTTTTTCGCGGCGAAGTAATCCAGCTCTCGCGTGAAATTCTTATACTCTGCGTCGTTCGTTGGCGCTCGCAATTCCGACACCATCCGCAAACCAACCGGCAACGGCATCTCGGCTATCGGTTCATACTTGCGCGAGTAAACTACCGCCCATTTGTCGAGCGTATCGACGCTGGTCGGGACGAAGAACCGTCGACGGGCAATATCGCTGTCTTTTTCAAAAACCCCTGCGTAACGAATGAACCGGGGAATCTGCTCGGCCAGATTATCAAGATTGAAGGGAGAATCCTTAAAAACGGCTCGCGATACCGCGAAGCTGACAGTCCGACCAACATAGCTGGCCGGTCTCAGCGTGTAGTCAGCCTGCTTGCGGGAAAATTCCGCCGTCGCCGCCGCAAATTGCGCCGTCGTCTCCGAGAACGTCACGTTCGAAGGTGAGAACGTCGCCGCCGTCGCGGAGAACTCCGCCGTCGTCGGCGTGAACGTCTGCGAGAAGCCGACCGAGCCCGCCCCCCCCCCAACCCCCGCCATCAAGATCAACGCTGCAATCATGAGTTTCATTGCATCTTCCTCCTCTCGGCAATCACGAATTCGACGATATCTTTGGGATGCCATGTTGTGGGTAGGCCTGTCACGACATCATTTCCATTCACATCCGGGTTTTCCGTCCTGTTTCCGTTTTCATAGACGACGCCCTCTACCGTGACGGTGGCTGTATAGATACGCATGATGACAACATCACCGGGCTTTGCTTCGCTCGGATCAAAACTATCAATTCCAAATAGCGCAATGGACCGCTTCGGGAAATTGGGGTTCCATTCCTGATTCTGGATTCTGGCCGCGACCGTCCAATTCGCCGGGTACGCATTCGGAGGCGTCCGAACCTTGTATTCCATGATGAGATCGGCCAGCGGCAACAGCGGGCTACCTTTGGACAACTGCGCCGGCGTTGTGAAGTACCGCATCGTCACGGGCAGATTCGCCGTGAAACCGTTGTGGTAAATTCCATCGTTGATCGTATGCACATGGTTGTTAATCATGTGCAGGTAGTTCTTCTCAAACGCAATGGGCGTCGGACAGGCCAGCGACGCCGACAAGCTCATCGTCAACGCCAACCCCAAGACAAATAATGCACTTCTCCAGAAGCTCATTGCAGTGCTCCCACAAAGATGCCGCCCTTGACGTTCGTGTCGTCTTCACCAGCCTGGGTGAATTTCCAACGGTAAAATGCCTCTTTGAAATTGCTGCCGATCAATGCTCTCGCGTTGATAATCAAAGGCTGCCCACGGAACGGCGGCATCAATCCGCCGTTGCCGATTTCGTGCCAAAACAAAAACCCCTCGCCATCGAAAACCCGGATTAACTCCAACTGCTCCGGCGTCGCCGTTTTTGTATCAAGCACGAAAATGATATTTTTGAAATCCTCATCGAGCGCAAAATCAACCTGCACATTCATCGGCACATTGGTATTACTCGGAAACGGCACCATCACCGTAATATCGCGATCTTGCGACATCCCCCCCCCAGCCCCGCCTCCGTCCCCATGTCCAGAACATGATCCAAATCCATACGGACACATCATTACGTCCCCCCCACGACTGTCACCACATCACCAAACGTACCTTTGACGAAGATTTCCGAGAGGTCCACACGCGAGAATCGATGCCACTCGTGACATACCGAATTCCACGGCACATCCTTGCCATCCGTCCCGCGAAAGAACACTGGCCCCGCATTGCTCGGCGACGTGTTGATATCCACGCTGGCCACAAGCGATTGCTTCGACAACGGCTGATACTCCTCCGTCAGATCGACACGCAACATGACAAAATTTTTCATGTAATCCTCAACATTCAGCGAACGCTGCGAAAAGTTAATGTCAGAACACTCGTAAAAACCTGCTTACTCTCCAAATGCTCCGGTGAATAAATGGGCGAGTTTTCCGTCTTCACCCAAACCGCCGCCCCCCCCGATCCACCAGTCCACTCCAAACGTCGCAGACGCAGGCTGTCGGCGATTTTCTCGACAACCGCCATCAGCCCATCCAACTCCTCCTGGTCGCTCGCATCGACTTTCTTCTGCACCGCCACGTCGATGCTTACGTCGTGCTGGTTGGCGTTACGTCCCAAGCCGGTGATCTCGATACCTCGCGGCACCACCGACACGCGGACTGTTTTAAGTTCCGGCAACTCGAACTCAGGCCGATACGCCCGCACCGCATCGAGCTTGAGCGGTTCAGCTTTAAGCGCCGCGACGACGGCGTCCGTAACGCTGAGAATCAACGACGGCATATTCACTGTCTCCCGATGAACTGCACCAGTTGCATGACAGCCGAAGCGCCGGCGCTCACGAATGCACCGATGACGATCCACGTCAGTCGCCGACGAGACGCGGCGGCGGCTTCCAGAAGTTCCAATCGCAGATTGATCCCCGGTTTGCCGTTCCCGCGCACGGATTCATCGAGTCGGTCGAGTTTGCGGTTGATTTCGCAAAACGATTGCCTGCAAACTCGTTCATATTGATTTCGTTCACACGTCATGTGGTCTCCATGTCGATTTGTTTTGTATGAATTCGCAACGTCTGCCGGTATCCATCACTCCAGCGCCAGCACGGTTCGTCGCCGGGGCCGACGACTTCGTACACGTAGGTTTGATCGCCGCTGGTCTCCCGAATCTGGTCCCCGCGCTTCGGCAGGATCGGCGTTTCACCGATCATCAAATCTGCCACCCGGATCAGGTAATCTCTCGCTTCGATCCGCAGCAAAGCGCCGCCGCCGTCGTCGATGTTGAAAGTCGTGGAGCCGATCGTCGCGAGCACTTCGACTGAATCCTCACCCCGCTGGTAGACCACGGACTGGGTCATGAACTTCGTCCGCTGGTCTTCCAGCCAGGCCATACCCTTCTGCAAAAGATCAGCCACCGTTCACCTCATCACGACAAACGCACACGAACCGTGGCATCGGTATCCGTCGCCGCCTTGATGGTTTTACCAATGAGCTTGTTACCGCTTGCGGTAGCCGTGGCCTGTTGAGCGGTTGCGTTCCAGTACACGTTGACGCCCACGCCGATGGCGCTACCGGCAGCCGTCGCCTTTGGAAAATCAAAAACGCCGGAGACCGCCAAGCTGCCGAGCGTATTGGCCGCAATAGGTCGCTTGGTCACACCCACCAATTCCCCCTGCACAACCACCGCACCGGAAGGAACATCAACAGTGGGCGTGTAATCAATGTTGTCACCAGCTTGAACAAACACAGTCATAATGAAGCTCCAAAAATGTCACCTTGTCACCCGTTCACCTTGTCACCTTGTCACGTCCCCCCCGTTCTCCCCCTCCCCCGTCATGCTTCTCCTTTGCTTTTCACGCCAGCCCGTGGGTCTTGAAGCGCGACACCAAAATCGTGGTAGCCACGCATCTTCACGCCCAGCACATTGAAGTCCGCCTCGGTTGATTCGATGGTCGGCGATTCCTGGCCGTTCAAAAACGCGACCTCGATCAATGGCAGGTCGTTGGGATCGGCCAGCAGATACCACGCCTTCTGGCTGTTGCCGGTGTACTTGCTGTTGCCCAGGTAGCGAGAAACCTCTACGCGATACTTGCCTTGGTGCGGGTTGGCGATGGGGTACTTGGTGTTGCTGGTGGTGTCGCGGAGTTCCATGCTCTTGTAGAGTTGTGTGCCGATGGCCGAGAGAGCGGTGGGCACCAGCATGATCGCGGGCATGATGCCGATGGGCTTGCCGTCGCTGTCCACTTGATCCATGAACGAAGTCTCGGCTTTGGTGAGACCGTCGATATTCAGGATCGTGTCCGCGCCCGCCAGCAGGTTTTTGTTTGCGGCGGTGAAGAACGCTGCGTTATTGAGGAAGATCGTCCAGAACACGTCATTAATCTTCAAGCCGCTACCGCGTCCGGACTTGCGAGGAATGGCCGTGAATGCGCCAAGGTCGTCGTTGATGATGTCGCGGCGGTCGATGGAGAGCATAAGTCCGTAGGTGTCGGCTTTGTTGGTGTACTTTTCCTCGCCGAGTGTCCCGTGCTTGAGTTCGCCGCCGGGTGCGACGATCTCGTATTGATCGGTCCCGATGAGCCGATAGCTGGTAACGGTTTTGAAATCGTTGACGCTACGAACAGCACAGATATTTCGCCAGATGCGTTCGACCGAGAAGAATCCTTCGAGCAGGAATTTGTTGGAGACGTTCGAAAGAATGCCGCCGACATCAATGGTGCTCCACCCGGCTTGTACCATATCGCGCGATGCGAATGCCATCCGCATGATGGTTCGCGGATCGGAGCGAAAACTATAACCGGGATATCCGTTCGCCCTCGCAGCCTCCAGCATCAATTCCTGAAACCCAATCCCGTTACGGAACCGTTTGTCGGCGGCATCCAGAGCCCGCTCATCACAGTGATCCTCTGGCTTGGCAATCTTCGCCGTGAGCAGACACGCCGCTTCGAGCATGTCATGATTCACCGGCTCAGGACTGGGGATGGAAAAACCATCCGGCGCACATTGAACTGTGTTGGGCTGCGGAGCAGGTGGTCGACTGGCTCGCAGAACTTCCAGTTCCGTTTTCGTCACGTCCCACTTTTCTCGAATGGCCTGTGCTTCGATCTCCGCAAAATGTTTCCCCCCCGGCACAGACGGCGCACAAAGTTTACGAATCGCTGCGATGCGATTGGTTTCCGCGAGCGCTTCGGCACGAATGTCCGCCGCCGTTGGCGCGGTGGCTTGGATCGCCGGTGTCGGCGCGGTAGCGGTCGAAGTTTCCGGAATATTATCCGTGGTCGTTTCCATAACGTTTGTCTCCTGCTGAGGGCGGGAGGCGGCCACCTTCGCGGAGGTGTTACCGTCAGCGCCCAAATCCACAAAACTAATTTCACCGAGCGTCGCTCGACGCACGACGTTCACCGGGCCATCAAATGACCGCCCGTTGGCTTGTGCCTTCTGGTTCTCTTTGATAAATTCAAATTCATCGACGCTCGCACCGATGCTGGCCTGCCACGGGAATCCGTTCTTGCTTGATGCAACGACCTCTCGTGCAACCGCCGTATCGCGGGACACGACGCCGGTGGCGATAAGCTGCCCGCCTTCCACCCGGATCACGTCGGTGTGGCCGACGCCGGCGGCGGCGTCGTGACCGAAGCGGATGGGACGGTTTTGATTGGGGATCGCGAGCCCGGCGAGATCGACGACGACGGGATGCCGCCAGCCAGCCA